TTTCAGGAATTAAATTTAGCTTGTCCTCATTATCTATATGAAGCTTAGGCATTAACCACCTCATTAACTTTCTCGATTGTCTGCACATCAAATTGTCCTAATACATTGAACAACTCATACGTTGTGTCTTTATCATCATTTAGATTTTTTAAGCAAACTTGATACTCACTTGCTTTCTCTAAACTCTGAGCGTGTTTTTTTATAGTGTAGATTTTTCTGCCACTTGCATAAGTCATAACCTCTACCACTAGAATTGTTTTATCCATTTTATTTTCCTTTCTTTTGTTATACATAAGATAATATTATATTATCCTATGTATAAAGTCAAATGGTTAGTTTGCAACCTGTGATTGTGTTTTGTTGTAAGCTAGACGTTCAGCAATTTTTTGCTCTCTTGTTTTCTCTTTATTCTTCATAGCTTTTATTCTACTTGCAAGATTTTTAGGATTGTAAATAGTTAAGCCAGTTGAGTTCGTTCTAATGATTTCAGCTTCATCAATTTTCAAGCCCAATTCAGATGATAACTCTAACGCTTCATCTAAATATCTATAACCTTTTAGACCAACTTTGATTTCTCTCATTTGTTCAAGGACAGAGTTAATCCATTTTTGATGACACATAATTAGATTTTGTTTTGCAACTTGCCAAACCATAAGCGTATCAAATTCTTGCTTAGAGCAATTTAACTGTCTATCTCTGCAATACTCACGACCAATCAAATCAAGTTTATACTCGTCATTCCACTCTCTTGCATAACTTGTTTGATTTTCACGACCACCGCTTGTTCCTAAATATTTGTCATTAGCGTCACAAAATTTAGTCAAGTGAGGATTAGAGGATTTGTCAGCTTGTTCTATTCTGATGTCAGGATTGCAACCCTCTTGGGCTTTGAGTTCATCACGAAAATAAGCATAACCAAAATCTTTATTGTTGTTATACTCTTGACCATCAATATTGCCGTCAAGTTTAAAGTTGAAGTGTTCGCTTATTCTTGCTTCAACCATTTTAGGTTTATCGTTTTCGTCACGTTCTTCCTTTTGTCCCATATAACCAAAATGAAAACAACTATCAGGTGCGATAGTATTTACGTTGTCAAATTTGTTTTGTAGGTATCTTGCTTTCTTAACATCATCTTCGGTATATGTTCTTCTTACGATTTGATGTGCTAAATCCCAAGCACTATCTTGAGCAGGTTTCATATTTTCCCTTGCAACAAAATATTTTTCTCTCTCTTGGGTATGCTCTGCTTCTATATGCACTCGCATACGATTAGCAATTTTATTTCTGTACTCTTGATTTAACCTTAAACGCATATATGTCCTTTCTGTTATTGTTAATATGTAGGACTTTATATGAATTAAAAAAGCTTGTCAAATAAAATTTTTCTTTTTTTAGGGTGGGCCCGCCCTGAAAAACCTTAAATTATTTATTTGACATCAATATGGGATAATATATGATTAGCCCATGGAAAAAAATAAAAGCAAGAAGAAGAAAAAAGACAATTCTAAGAATGGAGATATATTCTCGCATTGTCGTTCTTGTAAACAAATAATAACAAATGATTATCGCAGTCCTAAAGATACTAGGTATTGCCAAGATTGTTTGTAGAAAGGATAACTATGGGACTAGACCAATATGGTATGGTTAGAAATAAAGAAATAGACTTTAAAAAAGTTTATTCCGACGATTACAATCCGATTGAAGATGGATTTGTATGGAGAAAACACGCTAGGCTTCAAGTGTTCATGGCTCGTGAATTTGCCAAACAAAACCCAAAGGAGAAAACTGACGAGCATAGTAGCTTGAATGGTTTGGGTTTTAATGGTGAAGAGCATAAAGTCATTATTACTGAAGATGTCCTAAAAAGATTAGAAGAAGCAATTAAATCGGATTACTTTGATTATTTTGCTACTGATGGATTTTTTTGGGGTCAACAATACCAAGAAGAACAAGTTAAGGAATATAAAAAACAAGATAAGCAGTTTTTAAAATTCTGTAAAGAACAACTAAAGAAAGGAGCAATAATTGAATATTCTTGCAGTTGGTAAATGTTTATAGATAGCATTTGGTTTTACCCCTTTATGGGGGTAATTCTTTTAACCATCATTTGGTGGTTTAACTAAGCATGTAGATTAGATATAGGTCGTCTGGCCGTTGCTGGACTATATCACGGGTCGCGGATATCTACCAGATACGTACACCGCCTTAATTGGCCGAGATTCTAGATGAAGTGTACCGCCCTCGAGACATCTAATCTACAAGCTTGACCCCTGGTCCTATCAGACTGTTTGCTTTAACAAGTCACGCGTGGTGGGACCTGGGGTCAAGCGGTTACGCGGCTTTATAAATTAATATTAAGCCGCTTGGCCAAACTTGAGCCCTGATCCTATGGTGTGTAACACATCAAGATATGATCAATGTCATAGGATCTGGGGTCAAGTTGTACGAATTCGGCCGATAGAGACAGCTTGGCCAAAAAGAAATTTGAAAAAGGACCTCCGTCCACGTAATGCTTCGCGCTAGCCTCTGTACGGGAACCGGCAACCCTCCGAAATCAGTAGGGGGATAGGTGTGGAGCCTTTGCTCTCATAGTAGTAGATGCATCGAACCTATGAGAGTTATATGATTAAAAAAAATAAAAATATCAATAAGGTCTCAAGCGGGTGGGCCCGCCCATAAAGAATCAGGGCTCGAGCTGTTTAAGCTTGACAGGTCCCAAGCTCTGGGATATAGTGGGATCGATGAGCTCGTTTGATATTTTTCCGCTCGATAAACTTGCCAAAGTATCACAGCAATGAAAGGACATATGAAAAAAATCAAAACAACAAACCCCTATTCGGGGCAATCGACAATGTTAACACCTGGTGAGCATGAGTTATACCACCGGATCAAGAACCTGGAACTGGCTGAGCTGTATGGAGAGATGCAAAAGGCCTTAAGTAAATTTAGCCGGATGAATCCCAAAGCTTATATGGTGCTGTTAGATTAATGTTAATAAAAGAAGCTAAGAAAATAACTGGCGGCCTGACGTATACCACCAAGATGCCAGGCCCCAGTTACAATACGCCCGCGTCCAGGTGCCAGGTTGGCAGCGCATTGCGCAAGATCCCGGGCTCGGTGTGCAGCAGCTGTTACGCCCTGAAGGGTAACTACAAGAGATTTCCCAAAGTAGAAGAGGCCCTGGAGCGAAGGTTCCAAGCTCTCAAGCATTCAGACTGGATTCCCGCTATGGTTGTATTAATTAAAAAACATAAATTTTTTAGATGGCATGATGCCGGAGATCTTCAGGGCCCATGGCACCTGGAGAATATATTCCAAGTGTGCAAGCTCACACCCGGTACACAGCACTGGATGCCAACAAGAGAAGCGAAATTTTTAAAAGATATAGATCCGGCCACAGTTCCAACAAACTTAATTATTAGAATGTCTTCACACATGATAGACCAACCACCAGTCAAGTTTTGGCCCTGGACATCGACCGTAACAACAGCGCACAGCGCCACTTGCCCGGCCCCTTCGCAGGGGAACCAGTGTAAGAGCTGCCGTGCATGCTGGGACCGCTCAGTCGAGACCGTCAGTTATGGCAAGCACTAAACACTTTAGAATGGTTCTAGATTTCCATGGAAATGGAAGTATAGCAGACACCTCAGGCCTCAAGCCTACAAGCTCTCAAGCACGCGCGCGCAGGAAGCCAAGCCACAAGCTAAGGGCTCAAGCTTCAAGCCCAAGTCCACAAGCTCCAGGATCCCAGAGCCAGGGTACAAGCGCACAAGCCCTTGTTCCAGGGAACAGGCAACAAGGATGTAAGAGTTTCTAGGATGCTTAATATGGAAAGAAATTTGGTGGGGTGAGAACCGCACAAATTTGGAATTATCTGACTTTATCTTTTTTAATTCTAGGGTAAAAAAGGACCCGCTAGGAGCATAGCCCAATAAATCAGGAGTACCGAATAAAGCCCAATTTTCCAGCCTTGTCCACGAAATTCTGGTAGTTTCATTTCTTAATTTTTTCCAAAGTTGTCGTTCACTAATTACTGGTTTTTTCATGCCAGTCGATTTTATAATTTTCGAATGATTTTACCCATCCGGTGAACTGGTTTTTCACATCTGAACACCAAACGATGAGACTCTCCGTCTCCAATAATTACGTTCTCAAGAAGCTGAACTTCTTTTAAATCGTACAATTCTCCGTTTGGTAACTCGATCTGAACCCTAGCCTCTTTGGTAACTTCAGCTGTCATAAACTTTTTTAGGACATGATTAAGTATCTTTCCGGTAACTGCCATTCTATTGCGCTTATAAAGTTTCTATATTATATTGTCAAATATTATGAATAATAAACAAGGTAGACCCAAAACATTAACGACAAAGCAAATTAAATTTGCACAGCTTGTTGTCTACGGAGTTGAAGGAAGCCCCATCACTAAAAGAGAAGCAGCTAGGATCGCAGGATACTCTGACCCAGACTCGGATGGCTCAAGACTTACTAACGCCCAGAAGTTTCCATTAGTCTGTGCTTACATCAGTAATCTAAGAGATGAAGTAAGAGAGAAGTATGGGATTACTTTTGAGAATCATTTAGAAGAGCTTGGACGTATCAGAGATAGAGGTAAAAAAGATAACAAGAATCTAGCCGCAGCCGCTACAACAGAGATTGCGAGAGGTAAAGTTGCAGGATTTTATATAGATCAGAAGATTATTCGTCATGGTAATATTGATGATATGAACTTAGACCAACTCTATGCTCGTATGAAAACAATCAAAGAAAAGAATGAAAAGATAATAGAAGCTAAGCAAATACTAGCTAGCGAGGAATCAAAGAAAGAAAATAAAAAGCCAGAAGAAAAAACACTATCATCATTAGAAAATAAAAGCGATCAGGATTAAACATCTAGTTTCTCCACCTTAGTAATACACCCTATTGGGAAAACATTTCTGTCAGAAAAGACTTCATCTTTTTCATCGTACGAAGCAAACGTCCATATAAACTTTTTCGTCTTCTTGTAGATGTACCCGTACGAGACCATTTTTGAGCATTCAAACTTATCAAACTCTTCCCTAGTGGCATGGCCTCCGTCGGCGGTAATATCCACCCAGGAAATTTTGTGGAAGTAATATTTTGTTTTGTTAATTTTAACATGTTTATATTTTGATTTTTTTCTGAACATATTATTGTATACAACCCCCTCTATAAATAGGAAAATAAAAAAAGCAAATCATGTGCGCGCGTCCCTTAAGTTGTTGGTATTGCTAGCTTTTTGAACTGGTTTACGGGTGAGGATTGGAATTGTATCTTTTGTATCCAATTGTATCCAACGAAAAGATACAAATTTGAGCGAATAAGTGTTGGTATACAACAATTCTAGCATTTGTATCCTTTGTAACCACTTTTTAAAAAAAATAAAAAAAATTTTTTTATTTCATTGAAAAGACTGTATACAGGGTATACAAAGCAGTTAATGGCTAATTTCCTAGTTAATTTAAGCAAAATTGTATCCTGGAGGGTATCTTGGAAAAGATACAATTTAAATTAATGGCTAATTTACTGGGCAATGTGGTCATTTTTTGTATCTTTATCATTTGGGTTTTGTTTCTGATCCCTATAATATTGATCCACCTTCTTAAGGAAAGCGTGTTGATAGTGGACAAATTCCTTGTCCGCAACCTCAAACTTCTGAAAAAAGCCATCTTTCGAACACATTAGAATAACTCCAGACTGAATATGAGTGCGATACACATAATTGTGGGCCATTGCGTAGGCTCCTAGTTGAATAAAATAGTCGTCTATCCATTCCCTTCTTTTGGGCTTGTTGGTTTGTTTAAAGTCTATTATACTTTCACGTCCGTTATAAATTCCTACAATATCTGTGGCCCCTGCATACAAATCTGGATAATACAATGTCACCTCAGTACCCCAAACTTCTCCCAGGTCCCCGAGTCCTGATTCAATAATCTTTTGCGCCATGGGTTCCGCTTCCTTCCCAACTGACGTTAGGTCCTTGTGCCCTGTTCCCTTCACATACGCCTCAAGAAACGTGTGCATAGCTGTACCTCTAAGCGCTGCTATATCTCGTACTCGGTCAGCAGTTGCAGCCCCGAGACGTGCCTTCCATTTCGCAAGAGATTGTTTCTTCTCCTCCGACTGGGTTGCGGATAGGATCGTGGTTACTGAAGGTAGCTTGGTCTGTCCAATATCATAGTGACGTTTCCCCTGGATCAGGGACCGCATAGATTTCGGATAGATAAACTTCTTATTCCATTTAATCGGTGATCGATCTTCTCTCATCTGGCCCATAATACATATTCCTGTCATCGATAGCCATTTTTTTTAGCCCATTC